TTTCAGATATTAATTATATAATAACTAACTAATTTTGTATGTTTTTATGTTTTGAAAAAATAATTTAATTTTATATTATTAATATTTAATAGTAATATAAAATAAAATACGACCCATATCTCCAATTTAATTGGAATATGCTAAACCACCCATACCGGAAGCGACGCGGAAGACGTTGTAACTAAAGGCATAGACAGACACGGTGGCGGCAGAACCGACAGCGCCAGTTGTGATATCGAGGTTAACGTTATCAATACGGGACATGTTGCATGAACCAGAAGGTTGGTGTTCTTCTGGCTTGAGGGCAAACGAGTACACGTTAATACCGAGATCGGGCTTACCGCTAAAGTGTTGGTAAGGTTGAACATAGTTAAAATATTCAGAGGTACGAGTTGCGAAACGATCTTGTCCATTAAGCTTGAGTTTAGCTTGAGTAACACCCGAAACACCAGCCGAAGCACAGAAATCAGTAAAATAATCGCGAGTCGAACTAGCTTCATTTCTGCGAACAACCCATGCAAGAAACTTGGTAGGGTGGTTAAAGGTAAGACGGATACTATTGGCGGTACTGGCGCTAACAGAGCTGTCTTGCGATTGAACAGTTTCGATCAAATATTCGTGGGGCTTTTGGGCAAATTCCTTGCGTTCTTCAGTGTCGAGGAAGATATAATCAACCCAGAGAGAAACACTGGTAAGTGCAAAGGTGTTAATGTTATCAGCATTAGAATAATCTTGAACACTGTTTGATAAAGTTTCGAATTCAATATGAAGTTCAACTTCGTGATATTGAAGAGCGATCAAAGGAAGAGCAAGACCTGGGTGACGATTGAAGGCGAATTGAAGAGGGATGTTGAGAGTAACAGTGTTGGTGGATCCAGTTGAGGTACCATCAACCGCTCCATCAGCAGTGGTAGCACCGACCAACTTGTCCAAAAGAGCTTTTTGGTCAGTAGTGTGAGTCAATTCAGCCCAGATTTGCATCCAGGTAGAATAATGACGATCAATCATTTGACCACCAACGCGGAGTTCGACTTGCTTTAACAAACGAAAACCAACGCGGTTAACCCAATCTTCAGAAGTGGACAATTGGGGGAGAGTCGCGCGGACATAGCATCGGCTCATTAAATCACCATTACGGGAAACACGGCAAACAACCTTGTTACCCCAGTTAGCGGTACCATTAAGAGTTTGTTCCATAGCCTCACAGGCAAAGTTAGTATGACGACGGTAGACCGCCTTCCAGAAAGTAATTGTAGGTTCAGCAGTAAGATAAACATCTTGCGCACCATAAGCGACGAGTTGCATAAGAGCTCCAGCCATTATATATAATATAATAAAGAAAATAAATTTTCTTAATAAAATAAAAAATTTAAAATTAATTAAAAAAATTTAAATTAATTATTAAAAATAATTTTTTTTAGAATATTTTTTATAATAAAATATTTCTAAAGTAAAATTTCTATACTTTTTTATTTTAAAAAATTCGTTTATTTACAATAGTATGAATTATTCAATACATATAACAAATCTATATAATATATATATAAATTAAAACAGAAGGACATTATATAAAATAATATTTATTAGTATAAATCATATAATTAAATAATTTATTTTTTAGTTTAAATCAAATTAAAATAACAAATATAATTTAAAGTCAATATATTACATTTAATATATATGTCTAATTTTAGAATAAAAACAAAAATTAAACATAATTCTAATATGAAAGATTCTCACACATTAGAAATTAAACATCGTCAAAAGATTGAAGAAATTGAAATTAAAAATAAATCACTTGATAAACAACAAAACCAATTGAATAAAATAAATGATGAGTTACATCAATTGAATTCAATGAAAGAAAATAATCAATATATTGATTTAAAAAAACGATGCGATCTGTTAAATAAAAAAAAACAATTAGAACTAACAATTGATGGTATAAATATTAATATGGATGAAATTAATTATTATGATTTAACAGGAGATTTATTAACCGAATATTATGATATTAGGACTAATAAACAAAAAGTTGAGATTAAAAATATATTAGAATATTTATCACCAGATAATAAAAAGAAAAAAACAATAAATACAAAAGCAGATTTATTTGAACGTTTTTGTCAAAGAGTTGAAGGTATACGTGTTAATAAAGATGATGGTACAAATCGTATTAAATATTGTAATTATTGTAATATTGAAAAAACACTAGATATGTCTGATTCGGCATATATTTGTCCAGAATGCGGTGACAGTGAATTTGTTATAATAGACGAAGATACTTTAATTAAAGAATATTCTCCATATCGTAGAATTAATCATTTTAAAGAATGGTTGAATCAACTTCAGGCAAAAGAAACAACAGAAATACCAGATGATATATATCAAACAATTGTACTCGAATTAAATAAATATAAGAATATTGATCAAAGTATTATAACAAGATCTAAAATGCAAGATATACTTAAAAAATTAGGATATAATAAATTATACGAACATATACCATTTATTATAAATAAAATTACAGGTATTATGCCACCTAAAATAGATAGAGACACTGAAGAAAAATTTATAGAAATGTTTACAATTATTCAAGAACCATGGGAATTATTTAAACCCCCTAATAGGAAAAATTTTTTATCATATCCATATGTATTATATAAATTTAGCGAATTATTAGAGAAAGATCATTTGTTATGTTATTTTCCAATGTTACAATTACAAAAATTAATGGAACAAGATATAATTTGGGGTAAATTTTGTAAATTTTTAAAATGGGAATTTTATCCCACAACATAAATATTTAATAATATTTTGTAAAAAATTAAAACTATTTAAAACTATATATATATTAATATTTAATGAATCTCGAAGTTTTGCCTAATATTCCCGATAACATGAAATTTGTATGTTTATCTTTTTTAACTAGTAAAAATACCGATGTCCCAACATCGGTAACAGGTATCAGATTTGGTGGAGCTTTCTCTACATATGAAGAAGCTTGTACTCACGCAGAAAATATACGACAAATTGATTCGTATCATCACGTATATGTAGGAGATAGTGGTAGGTGGTTACCATTTGATCCAAATCCCAACTCAACTGACCAAGTTAAGGAGTCTGATTATGCTAATAAAAACTTGGACGAATTAATGAAAGGTCATAAAGAGAGTCAAGATAAGGCTAAAATATTTCATGAATTGCGTAAAAATGAAAAGATGGTTGACAATATAAATGACAATTTAAAGAATCAACAAACTAATAAAGCCGATCTTCAATTACAATTGAATGATATTAAAGATGAAGATGAAATGACTTCACTTGTAAATTCAATTGATAATTTAGATGACCAAATTAAAAATATGGAATTAAAACTTGAAGAATATACTAAAACTACAAATGAATTAAAGAAACAAGTTGACATCCCATTGGTTAATTAAAATAACTGATCTAAATTAATTTATATTTATGATCATATAATAACTTTATAGGAAAAAGAAAAAGTTTAAATAACTTTATCTTTTCTCTAAATATTTTTTCTATATTATTTTTTCTATTTTATTTTTTCTATTATAATTTTAGTACCTTGTTTTTTCTTGGATCCTAACATTGATGAATCAAACACTTGTATTTTTTTATTCCAATTTATATCATATTTTTTACCATGATATTTTTTATATAATTTTGATCCCATTGTAAACTCAGGTGTTTCTCTTGCTTTGTACCAAAATACTTTTTCTGTAATATCTTTTGAATGAATACGATTATTAATAACCATGCATCCATATTTTTCGGTCAAATCTAAAAAAACTTGTTGAAATGTATTAAAATCTGGAAACATACCCGCATAGTGATCATATAATCTTTTTCTATTAGATATAAAATCATCTGCTAAAAGAAATATATAATCAAAATTACTACGCATTTCAGGGGGAATACCAAGTGGAAATTGCATTGTAAGAATAAAAGATAAATTGTGATGTCTCCCATTAAAAAATAATTCAGCAATAGGTTGTTCTTTTACCCACGACCCCTTTGAACTCATACAGTCATCCATAATAAGCATTGTTCTTGGATCTTTAATATTTTTACCATCTTTAATTTTTTGTTCATTGTCTTCACTCATTAATGATTGTCTTCTATAAATATTATTTAAAATTGTATTATCATATTCATCATATATATATATATCAGGAATAAAATCTGCATAAAATTTATTTAATTTTTCTGTTTTACTGATAGCTATTGTTAATGGAATATCTCGTTTATGATATAAAATTTCTTTAGTTAAATAACTTTTACCAGATGCACGTTTAGCTATCATTGCAATTGTTACATTTTCAGGCATCGATTTTATATCAAATTTACTAATTTTTAATGTATTTCTTCCATATTTTATATCACGTGTTGTCATTAATACTAATTAGAAATTTGGCAAGCCAGTATTAACGTCCAACACAATATTATTTTTACATTTATATAAAATAAATACTAATATTAAAACACATATTACAAATAATGGTATTTTTATATGATTAAATGTATTTTTATATTTATTTTTATTATTTGTTATATATGGGTATTGAAACCAATATATAAACAAAATACTTATTATCGTAATAAACCAAATTATCATTATAATTAATATAGATTTTTTATTTTTCTAATATATTCTAATATGAATCATATACTAAAATATATATTAATAGGTTTAATCACAATGTTATCGATACGATATATACCAACTACTACATTATTACAAAATGATATTTTAATGATTTCTTTTGTTGTATCTATATCATATGCTATTATTGATACTATTTTACCTTCTTATACAAAATAATATTTATATATTTAAATAATTATTAAAAAATTTATCTCTCTTTTTCTTCTGTTCAAAATCATCACTGTGATTTACAGTTTCTCTTCTTTCACTATTAGAAAATATATCTTGATATTGATCACTTGGATGTATCTTTTCGGTTTCTGAATCCAAGTTTTTTAATAATACATTTTTAACCAAGCTATCAGCCTCAGATGAACGACCTTGTGTTGATTTTTTATGCAATGATTCGTGTATTATTTTTTTTAAAACAGATGATGAACTATTTATTGATTTATGTGTTTTTTGACTTGCATCAACTTTAATAAATTTATTACTAACTATATCATTTGTTTCAGATAGTTTAAAATCTTGATTGTCAATAATATTTAATATTTTACGATTTGTATCAACTGATATATTATCTACATTTTCAATTTTATTACTTTTGATATCACCACCTGTCATTTGAACAGGCTCTTGTTGTTTTTCAACGACCAATTCAGTGGTTGTTGATTCACGAGTTGTTACATTTCTCGACGTATCATCAGATGATGTCTCTGTTTTATCAAGAGAAATTTCTAATAATAATGGCATATTATACAGTTCATTTATATTTAATTCTTTACTATTTATTGCACTATCTCCAAGAAAATTAGATAAAATAACACCCATTGGTAATAAACGTCTAACTGCATTTTCTATCGCCGTATTTATTTTTAAAAGAACCATATTGTTATTATGTTTAATTTCAAGTGATGTATATTCATGATAAAATAAATATGGATCCATCCAAAATTCTCGCGCACTTTCTATATAAACATGATGAATAAATGTCATTATATTTAACTCTTTTATTAATTCTGACCTAGCTTCTAATCCTAACATAATTTGTGTAACTTTAAATAAGGCTTGAATTAAATTTATAAACCATGGAGTAGAAATTTTGGTCGATTCTAATATAGTATTTGTTTTTATTTTAACTGTTTCATTACTCCACATTTTAATAAGTTTTAATCTACCTTGAAAATCTTTTAATACTCGAGAATTATTTTCATTTTTTGCTGATTCAGCATATATTGCATTTAATCCATCATATATTAAGGGTGCTAATATATGAGTTACCTGACAAGTGTATTCTTTTTTTAATTCAATTACTAGACTGATATTCATTTATATAGACATTTAGAAAATATTAAATTAATATTTTATAACGAATTTTTTTATATTTGAATATATTTTATTTTTTACTATATCCACTTATAGTATCAATTGAATCATTTAAAATCATATTATATGTTTTTACATCCATATTATTTAAAGTAATTTGTTGTCTTTTTTGCAACTCTTTTTCTTTTTCTATTCTATCTATTTTTTCACTAGTATTGCTAGCACCCTCAATTGAATAATTAGTTCGTCTTATATTTAATTTATTTAATAACTTGTTATACATTTCTTTTGAAAACATTTGGTCGTATTCTTTTTTTAAAATTTTTAAAGAGTTTATTTTAATTTCTTTACAATCTTCTTTTAGAAAAGATGGCTCTGAAATACACTTGCCGGCTTGGCAACATTTTTTCAAATCTGTTTTATGACTTTCATTTAAATTGACAATATGTTCTTTTTTTTTAATGATTATTATTATAATAATCATAATTACTATAATAACCATAATTATAACAGTATAAAGTAGTTCCATTAAATATATAAAGAATATAATATATTAAAAAAATATAATATATATTATTTACAAACAATTAGTATAACTTTTTAATATTTAATGACTTTTAATTTTTCCCCAAGGTCCAAAATGTCCACCATGTTCTACTTGAGATATTATCTTTGTAATTATAAAGAATGTCATCGCTGCATGTGTTATATTTATACCTTGAATAAATACTGAATTATTTTTATAAGATATTGCCCAAGCTAAACCTATTACAAATGCACCTAACCAAAATGGATCTTTGAATGTGTTCTTTATAACCATAGTATAATCATAGTCCATTGCTGTGAATACACTTATAACCAATAATCCAAAAGCAATTATTCTTATTTTTGCTACAGTTGAATTAAATTTTCCCCCCATATATATAGGGGGAGAAAATTAAATTATTTGATATTCAAGAAAATCTGATAAAATACCATGATCTTTATTTATAGATAATTTATTACTAGATATATTTTTTTTAATATTATTTTTAGATTTAATACTCTGTTTGCGACGAACGCCTTTATTTTTTGTAATTATATAATATTTATGACGTGACATATTATTTATTCCGATAACTATATCTTGTTCATCATCTAGTATTTTTTGATATGTTGTAAATGTTGGTTCTAATATATGTTCATCAATATATTGTTTTGGTTTAGATGACACAAATAATGGTTGATATAATTTATCCATAATTTGATTACTTTTTTCTCTATCAATATTATTTAAATATTGATTTTTACTTGATTCGTCTAACATAATACTTCTATTAGAAAATAATTCATTGCGAGGCACTTCTAATAATAAATATATTATACATAATAATAATAATAATAATATAATAATATACATATATTATATATATAATGGATGAAAAAAAATTACTTGAAAAAATTAATAATAAATATAAAAAACAACAACAAGGAGTTGATAAACTAATTGATACTAAATTAAATTATATTATTAAATTAGATAAACATAATAAAAATTTGCTTTATTTAAAAGTAAATAAAAAAATAATGTATTCTGCTGATTATACATTTTATGGTCTTATTAAAAACAATGATTGGATATGGGCAAATAATATAGATGAAATAAATGATCATGTTATAAAAACGGTCCATGCATTACGAGAAAAGAAAGATATGTTTATGAATATGAATCACAGTGAATTACAATTTTATTATAAATTATTATCAAATAATAAAATTAAAATAGAAAATACACATGAAGTTAATATGATTAAAAAACTTTTAATATATTTAAATAATGATATTATTATATTTAATCATGTAAATGAAAATGACAATAGTTTGATGGTGGGTATTAGAAAAATTAAAGAAAATTATACATAAAAAATGTAAATTTAAAAATTAACACATTATTGATTTTGTAACAATTTCTTTTTTTTCTTTTATTGTCAAAGTTATAAAATCAATTGTTTTGTCTATCTTCAAACATAATTCTAAATCTTTTATATCAATATCTTTCTTGTAATTTTTTAAAATATTTATTATTTTACCTACTTGTTTTGTTGAAACCATATGGTTAGTTATTCGACATAATGATAAAATTTCATTTATAGATTTATTTGATATTATTTTTTCTAAATTTGTTATATTTTTCTTATTTATATTTTTTAATGATGTTTTATTTAAATCAGCACTAAATTTAATCTCACTTTTTGGTAATATATTATCAGATTTATTTATATGATGTGATGTATAATTACATGTATAAAATCCATGAATATTTTGTAAATACCAATTTTGATCAGTATATATACTAGTTTCTATAGTATCACCAATTGATATACTATCACTTACTTTTAATAGTCCATCTAATTGATTTTTCCAACTTAATTTATTTTTTTTAGATAAAATTTTTTTATAATAATTCTCACTAATCATTAAAGGTACTAAAACTTTATCTATCTCATATAATTTATATATTTGTTCAAAATCATTGCGATGATTAATCAATTCTAAGGATGCATCATATAATCCAATGTCAATATCTTTCATAGTTGATCTCTCTATAAATGATGTCAGATCTGGTGTATTAAGAGTAGTAAAATTATATCTATATTCTTGTAATACATTTATTAATCTTCTTATATCATATTGTGTAAATTGAATAAATAGATCAATACTGTTATCATCAATTATTTCTATTTTTTCACTTTTACATATTTCTTTAATATAATTAGACAATTCATATGATGATGGTGAATAGAAAACAAATTCTGGACAATTTTTTTTTAGGTCATTTGTTAGTTTACAATGATTTGTATTTGATATAAATATTAATGGAAAACAACTTGTTAGTTTAGAATTTATTTTATGAATATTTAATACATATTTTTTTTCACTCGTAAGTGTAATTGAATCAGTCTCATCGAATACTAATGCTATTTTTTTTTTATGAATACTATTCATTTTAAGTGTAGAATTTATTGAATTTT